GCTCGCAGAGCTTCGCACTTTTGCCAGACGAACGGCCGAAGAGTCGTGCTTCACTTCCAAACATTGCCGCAACATTTTCGAGGTTTTTGGAGGCATTTAGGGGAAATTAAAAAAAATGAAGCCGTTGGGTCTAAGGACGGGAAAGGGGAGCGTATGTGGTGAATGAGGTTAATCTTGATCTTGCGTGTGAGCAGATTTTTGGAATAACTCCGAGGCGCTATCGACAGCTTGTTAAAGAATACGGAGCTCCTCCGGTCAAAAATGGGAAGGTAGATCTTTTTAAGGCTTGTAAGTTTTTGATCGAGTACTATCGAAAGATGGCTGAGGGAGGTGGAAGTGCGACTTTAGCTGAGGAAAAGGCAAAGTTAATAGCTTGGCAAACAAAGCTTAAAGAGCTTCAGTACAAGAAGGAGGAGAAGCGGCTTGTAGATATTGAAGTGGTGAGATATGTGCTTGAGACATTGATACTGCGGACAAAAAGCAAGCTTGAGGCAATCCCGAGCAAATTGGCTCCGGTGATTATAACCGCTTCAAGCTTAAGGGAGGCGAGGGATATTTTGGAAAAATACATCAAAGAGGTTTTGAACGAACTTGGGGATCCAAAGGATGTCCTTAAATCAATCGAAAGAGGAGCTTAAAAGGGAACTTCAGAAAATAACTGGAGTGATAAAGGAGGCCTTAAAGCTCTGGAAGCCAAAACCTAAACTTTTGGTTAGTGAGTGGGCGGATAGGAATAGGATTTTAAGCCCAGACGCTTCGGCAGAACCGGGCAAGTGGTATACCGATAGGACTCCATATTTGCGGGATATTATGGATGCCTTCGTTGATCCCGACGTAGAAATGGTGGTCGTTATGACTTCAAGCCAAGTGGGAAAGACCGAGTGTATTTTGAATGTGATAGGGTACTACATAGACTATGAGCCTGCCCCAATACTCGTTATACAGCCGACTTTGGAAATAGCTAAGTCTTTTTCGAAAGAAAGATTAACCCCAATGTTGCGAGATTCTCCTTGTTTTAAGGGGAAAATTTTAAAGACAAAAATGAAAAACCCTGATGAAACGGTCCTGCACAAAAAATTCCCGGGAGGTTTTATAGCAATAGCTGGAGCTAATTCACCTGCCAGTTTTTCGGCAAGACCGATTAGGATTCTGCTGTGCGATGAGGTTGATAGATATCCTATAAGTGTTGGGGTTGAAGGCGATCCTATCGAACTGGCACGGAAAAGGACCACTACCTTTTGGAACCGCAAAATTGGGCTCTTCTCAACCCCTACTCTTAAAGGAGTTTCAAGGATAGAGCTTGCATACGAGATGAGCGACAAGCGCAAATACTACGTTCCATGCCCGTACTGCGGCTTTGAGCAGGTTTTGCTTTTTGAAAACTTAAAATGGGAAGATGATAAACCGCATACGGCTTTTTATGAATGTGCAGGATGCGGGAGGCACTTGAATGATGCGGATAAGCTGAAGATGATAGCGAGGGGAAGATGGATCAAAGAAAGAGAGGTTCCGCACATAGCTGGGTTTTGGCTAAACGAACTTTATTCCCCATGGGTCTCTTTTGCTACCGTGGCTACAAGGTATCTTGAAGCCCAAAAAAGCCGGGAGACCCTAAAAGTGTTTATAAACACAAGTCTTGGGCTTCCTTATGAAGAAGAAGAGTCGGAACAGCTTTCGAACATCGAACTTATAAAGCGAGTAGAAAACTACGAAAAGGTCCCCGACAAAGTAGCGGTTTTAACTTCGGCCGTTGATGTACATGAAGATCGGCTGGAAATCCTTGTTGTTGGCTGGGGGAAAGGAGAGGAGGCTTGGCATATAGAGCACAAAGTTATTTACGGGTATACGGTGACCGAACAGCCCTGGACCGAACTTGATGAATACCTTCAAAAGACCTTTGAAACTGAGTCCGGGGAAAAACTAAAAATAACGATATGTTTAATCGATAGTGGTTTTATTACGAAGAAAGTCTATGATTTTGTAAAGCCAAGGCAGTCAAGAAGGATTTATGCGGCAAAAGGAGCAAATATAAGCGGAGCCCCATTAGTTGGGAGGCCGAAACTTGTAGGACATAGAAAAGTAAAGCTTTTTCAGGTGGGGGTTACGACCGCAAAAGATATCATATTTGGGAGGCTAAAGCTTGAGAAAGAAGGACCGGGGTACATTCACTTTAATCGGCAGTGCGATGAAGAATACTTCCTTCAGCTTCTTTCTGAAAAACCAGTGTATCGAACATCGAAGGGACAGCTTATAAAAGAATACATCAAGGTAAGGCCCAGAAATGAAATTTTAGACCTTTGGGTTTATAACTTAGCGGCAATAACTATTTTAAGCCCAAATTTCGAAAAAATCCTTGAAAATAGAGCCGCTTCTCAAACTCAACAGCCCCAGCCCCTACCGCAAATACCACCCTCTCCCTTGAAGCCGCTAAAACCGAAAAGAAGATCGTGGGTAAGGGACTGGGATGTCTTTTGAACGTGAAATAAAAACGGAAAATGTGGTAAAAAACCAAGATGGAGGCATAAAAGATGAGAATAGTAGCAGGAGACAGCTTTGAGTTTGTTTCTTACCACCCAGATTTTTCCGATCAAGAATCACAGGCCGTTTTTATCCTGCAGAAAGATGCAAACATTTACACCTTCAGCGGGGAACGGCAGGATAACGGGAACTTCTTATTTAAAATTTCCCCTTCCGAATCATCTCAGTTTGAGCCGGGCGAATACTTTGGGTTTATAAGATACTCAAGAGGAACAAGCAAGGCCAGTACGATTTCCTTGGGGCAAATTACCGTCCTTCCTAACCCGGCTTCTTCCGATGTAACGGCCTCACATATCAAAAAAATTTTGCTTGCCCTTGAAGCGGCTATCGAAGGAAGAGCCTCCCGGACGGACCTTGAATACCAGATAGGTGACAAAAGAATTAAACATATGACCCTTGAGGAGCTCTATAAGGCTTGGAGGCTCTATAAGGAGCTTTACAAGCAGGAACTTTTGGCTAAGGGGCTTTCGGATTACACGGGAAACATCGTGAAAGTGAGGTTTAAAGAATGAAGGGGATATTTGAGAGGCTAAAAGGAGTGTTTAAAAGGCAGGGACCATATAGGCGTGGATATCAAGGAGCAAAAATTAATAGATTTACCGCAGACTGGCTAACTCCTTCCTTAGTTGCGGATCACATCTTGCGGTGGAGCTTGCCGATTTTGAGAAACAGGAGCCGGGATCTTGAGAGAAATAACGACTACGTGAGAAACTTCCTCCGCAAGCTCGAAATAAACGTGATAGGTCCAAAGGGAGTGATACTGCAGGCGAAAGCAAAAAAAGCTTTAACCGAAGAGCTTGATTTGAAAAACAATCAAATAATTGAGCAAGAGTGGGAAAGGTGGAGCAAACACTATGCGACAGTCGACGGAATTCCATTAAGGGACGCATGTAAAATGGTCCTGCGTTCGGTAGCAAGAGACGGTGAAGTTATAGTGCGGTGTTTAAGGGGATTCGATAACCCATACGGGTTTGCCCTTCAAATAATTGAAGCGGATCACCTTGATGAGCGCTTAAACCAAGACCTTCCGAATGGAAACAAGATAACGCTTGGGGTTGAAAAGGATATATACGGGAGAGCAGTAGCTTATTGGCTTTGGGAAAAACATCCAGGTGAAACCCTCCAGGGAAACAGACATATAAGAGTTCCAGCTGATGAAATCATTCATTTGTTCATAAAAGAAAGGCCATCTCAAAGCAGAGGGGTGCCATGGGTTGCTACGGCAATGCTAAAACTGCGGATGCTTGGAGCTTACGAGGAAGCTGAAGTAATAGCGGCAAGGGTCAGCGCTGGAAAAATGGGGTTTTTTATCCAAGTTCCCGAAGCCGCTCAATACACGGGAAAGACCGAGGGGGAGGAATTAATAAGTGAAGTAGAACCAGGAATTTTAGAGATCCTTCCCCCAGGGGTTGACTTTAAGCCTTTTGATCCAGGTAGACCCTCGGCCGACTTCGATAAGTTCGTTAAAGCTATGCTGAGGGGTATAAGTGCAGGGCTTGGATGTAACTACAACACGCTTTGCAATGATCTTGAGAGTGTAAATTACAGCTCTTTGAGAGCTGGAGCTTTAGAAGAAAGGGAAGTATGGATGGATTTACAAGAGTGGTTTATCGATAACTTTCTTGAAAAAGTATATGAAGCTTGGTTCGAAATGGCATACCTTGCAGGGCGCATTAATGTCCCTTATGGAGATATTGAGCGATACAAAGTGCATATATGGCAGGCAAGAAGGTGGGACTGGGTTGATCCTTTAAAGGATATTCAGGCAAAAATTTTAGAACTGAAGAATGCTTTGACGACAAGGACAAGAATTTTGGCGGAAAAAGGAATTGATTTTGAGGATATCCTCGAGGAACTTGTCAAGGAAAAAGAATTAATGTCAAAATATGGGCTGAAAATAGAGGATGTGGATGAGAAGATGAGTTTAGTTTTAATGCAAAAGATTGTAGAGGAGGGGGAAGAAAATGGCAATAAGGCTTAATACCGAGGGGTTTAATCATGCTAAGAGATTAATACGGGAAGGGAAAGTGGACCGGGAAAGCGAATGGTCCTTCGAGGCTGAGGACGGAAACAAAATCCTCGAGGAAGGCGGGTGGAAAGAATATAGAAAGTGGTTTTTGGCAATAGATACCGAAGCAGAAGAAGAAACAAAAGCAAGATATAAGTTCCCTTACGGGAAGAACGGAAAGGTTTACAGGCGGGGAGTCATAGCGGCAAAAGTAAGAGCTTCTCAGTTTGGATATGACAACATAAGGGAGGCGGCTGATGAACTCCTTCAAATGATCGATAAGGAGGAGGAAGAAAAGAAAATACTTTCCCTGCCCATTCAAACAAGAACGGTAGAGATTGAAACAAAAGCAGTAGTGGATAAGGTAAAAAGGATGGTAGAGCTTTCCTTCAGCTCTGAGGAACCCGTGGAAAGGTTTTTCGGTATCGAAATTTTAGATCATTCCGAGGAGAGCGTGGATTTGAGTAGGTTGAAAAAAGGAGGACCATTACTTTTAGATCACGACCCAACAAAGCAAATTGGAGTTATTGAAGATGTCTACATCGATAAGGTGGCAAGAAAAGGAAGAGCGGTTGTGAGGCTAAGCAGAGGGGCGCTTGGAGAGGAAGTCTTCCAGGATATCTTAGACGGCATAAGGCGCAATGTCTCGGTGGGGTACATTATTAAGGAGATGAGGTTCGAAAAGGAGGAGAATGGGAAGAAGTGGTATCGGGTAACTTCTTGGGTGCCACTTGAGATTTCCATAGTTTCGATTCCGGCGGATTTGACCGTTGGGGTCGGCAGAACTTATGAGGCTGTTGTAAAAAATGAGGTTATGCCTCATGAATTAAAATCCAAAGAAAGGAGGGTAGGGATGATAGAAGTTTTAGATCAAGAAATGCAAAGGATAGATGAAATTTTAGCGCTTGGAGAGAAACATAAATGCCTGGACCTTGCCAGGCGGGCTATTAAAGAAGGAAAAACGGTGGAAGAGTTCAAGGAAATGATCCTTGAACAAGTGTATAGGGCTAAGAAGATCGAACCTATAGACCCAAGAATCGGCCTTTCCGAGAAAGAGGCCCGCAAGTTTAGCATCGTTAGGGCAATTAATGCGCTTGTTGAGCGCAATTGGGACTTGGCTCCCTTCGAAAAAGAAGTGTCCGATGCGACAGCAAAGAAGCTCGGCAGGACCCCAATGGGTTTCTTTATCCCCCTTGATGTCCTTGAGACTCCTTTGGTTACAAGGGATTTGGTAAAGGGGACCGCAGGTGCTGGCGGGGAACTTGTGGCGACTGAGCTTTTGGTATCTGAATTCATTGAGCTTTTACGCAATAGGATGATGGTAAGGAAGCTTGGGGCAAGGATCTTGAGCGGGCTTGTAGGTGATATTGCTATCCCTAAAATGACCGGTGGAGCAACGGCTTATTGGGTAAGCGAGGGGATGGCTCCTACTGAATCCCAACAGGCCTTTGCCCAGGTAGGTATGACTCCGAAGACTGTTGGGGCAATTACCGATATTTCGAGAAAGCTTCTCTTACAGGCCTCCTTGAGCGTTGAGGCCTTGGTAAGGGATGACTTGGCCACCGTAGTGGCCTTGGCGATTGACTATGCGGCTATAAACGGCTCTGGAGCAAACGGTGAACCTACCGGGATTTTGAATACACCAGGAGTAGGGCTTGTAGAGCTTGGTGAAAACGGCGGTCCTCCGACTTATGCTAAAATAGTGGAGCTTTGGAGCAAGGTAGCCACTCAAAATGCCGATGTTGGGGCTCTTGCATTCCTGACAAATGCAAAGGTTATTGCTACGCTTGCTTCTACCCCAAAAGTCTCTGGGTACCCGGCCTACATAATAGAAGATCTTCCCGGTCCTGACGGTATGACCAAATGTCTTGCCCTGCCCTGCGCAGTATCTAATCAGGTACCTTCAAATCTTACCAAAGGAACGGGAACGAATCTCTCGGCCATGATATTTGGAAATTGGAAGGATCTGATAATAGGAGAGTGGGGAGCGTTGGATGTAATGGTTGACCCCTACACTCAAGGGGCTTCGGGGACCGTTAGGGTAAGAGTACTTCAGGATGTTGATATAGCGATTAGGCACCCGCAGAGCTTTGCGGTCATCAAGGATATGGTAACGATAGCGTAAGCTTGAAGGTAACGGGGAGGGGGGATTTCCTCCTCCCCGTTTAACCAAGGGCTGGAGGCATAACGGGAGATGAAGATAAAAATGTTGGACAGCGTAGTCGGGAAAGGAAGGGATTATTACAAGGGGCAAGTTTACGAAGTGCCCGAAGAAGTCGGAAGGTTTTTGTTGAGTTTGAGTGTAGCCGTTGAGGTGGCCGAAGACCTTAAAGAAGAATTGGAGGCTCCAAAAGGTCGTAGGAAGAAATGAACGAAAAGTTTTTTAAAAAAGACGTTTATCTGTACTTTTCAGATTTTGGAGAACCGGCCGTCTTAAAAACTGATAATGAGATTAAGGAAGTGATGGTAGACTTCAATATTGGGTACCAAATAGCCGTGGATGTTGACGGTTTTGCTGGTGTTGCTACCAATGTGATAACCGTTGAAGGTGCCGAAAGCGACCTGGAGGGTGCTAAAGTAGGGGATAGGGTGATTGTAAGAGATGTTGAGTACGAGATAACAAAAGTGATAAAGAAAGTAGAGGGAACAATAAAGCTTGAGCTTTCGGAGGTAGGGTAGATGTCAGTAAGGCAACACTTAATTGATTATCTTAAGGCGAAAATAGCGGAGGTTAAAAAGATAAATGGGTATAACACAGACTTAGGATTAAATATATTTGAATGGCGGGACCATCCTTTAACGAAAGATGAACTCCCGGGCGTCATAATCCGTGATTCCTTAAATCGTAGAACATTTCCGACATCGATAGGAGGTTTTCGGTGGGCTTTAAGGATAGAAATTGCAGTATTTGGTAAAACTCCTCAAGAAATACGAGCAGGTATTGAAGACATTTTAAAGGTTTTAGGACAGTGCGAGGAGGAAAAATGGGGAGGGTTGGCCGAATGGACAGCTTTGGCCGATGGAGACGAAATGTCTTTTGAAAGATACGACATTGAAATTGGAGCGGCTGTTATAACTTTTGATGTCATTTACGAGACAAATATGTGGAGTATGTAAATGAACGAAAAGATGGTAACGATAAGAGAATGCGATCTTAGGTATAATGGAATAAAGGCAACAATTACGGCTCTTCAAGAAAGAATTAGCAGAATAGAGGAAACTATCGAAAAAGTAGAGACTAAGTTTTGGTGGATAATAACGCTACTGGTAGGTAACTTAGTAGGCATTTTAGTCATTTTGATAAAAAATAATTTAGGAGGATAAAAAATGCCTCAAGCTATAGGAGCTAAAGCAAGGATCATATATCAAGAAGAAACTACCTTTAAGGAAGATCCTACCACCCCCAATGCTAAGAAGCTTTACTTTATAAGCGAGGACTTTAAGAGCTCAAGAAATTTAATCGATAGTTCGGTAATCCGAGGAACTCGTGATGCCTCAAAACCCGCTTTGGGCAATAAGGCCGTTGAAGGGACCATTAGGACAGAACTTCAAGCCTACATTGGTACCCTCCTGAAAGGAGTATTGGGGAGCGTGGAGACTACAGGAACTGGGCCTTATACTCACGTCATTAAGGTTGGGAATGTCCTTCCGAGCTTTTTGATTGAAAAAGGATTCACCGATCTTGGGCAGTATTTCAAATACAACGGATGCAAAATCAATAGATTTACCCTTGCGGTAAGGCCCGAAGGGTTCCAGGAGGTAACTTTTGACTTTCTGGGAGCTAAAGAAACGATTTCGGATACTTCCTTTGATTCAGATCCAGTGGATCTTGGAAAAACAAGCTTCACCGGGTTTGATATAGCAGAAATCCAAGAAGGAGGTACTACTATAGCGGTAGTTACTGAGGTTGACTTAACCATCGAGAATAATTTGGATGGATCGGTCTATGTGATAGGTGGAGGCGGGGAAAGATACAGCTTGCCAGAGGGGCTTGTTAAGGTTTCGGGGACCATTAAGGCGCTTTTTGACAGCATGACGCTTTTAAATAAAGCCATAACTTCCACAGAATCGAGCTTAAAAATCGTGTACAAGCTCGGGGATGGCACGGGAAGCGAAGGCAATGAATACTTAGAATTCTTCATCCCTGAGCTTCTCTACAGCCCAGTAGCTCCAGTAATCTCAGGACCGGGCGGGCTCTTCGTTGAGCTACCATTTACGGCCTACTATTCTGACTCAGCCCAAGGGTCCTCTATCGTTATTACCTTGAAGAATATGGAGGCCTCCCTATGATGTTTGAATACGAGATAGCTGGAAAAAAATATTATCAAAATCCCCTCGTTTTAGGGCAATTAAAGCAATTGGCAAGGCTCCTAAAAGATATAAGCTTTACCGGAGAGGCAATAAGTGCGGCGGATGTCTTGGAACTGATAGGAGACAAGTTACCAGAAGCCTTAGCAATTGTATTGATCTCAGAGGGGTGCAGGTTGTCCGAGAAAAACATAAAGGAAATAGCTCAGGAGCTCGAGGAAAGCCTTGATCTTGAAACGGCGGCAAAAATTATTGAAGATTTTTTCTGTTGCAACCCAATTTCTTCGTTTTGGAAAAGAATTCAAAATGCGATTCAAGGGCAGAGCAAGGAAGCGTAGAAGATCAAATTGATGAGATAATCTGCGTTTTAGCCCAAGGCGATATAACGAAGAAAGAAACAATCGAATGGAACTACAGCATTAGGGAAGTTAAAAGGTATCTGGAGTACCAAGTTCGGAACCTTCTTTTTAGGGAAGCCGTCATAAGATTCTTGATCGGAGAAACTGAAGAAGAGAAAAGAAAAAGGTATGAAGAAGAGTATAGGAGGGCATGCAAAATAGCCGGGAGAAAAGGTGAAGGACCGATTGAGGTGATAGAATGGCAGAAAATCAAGTCAAGCTCGTAATAAGTGCCGTAGATGACACCAGAAGGGCCTTTGAATCGATCAACAAGCACCTTAACTCTCTTTCCACACAAGCAGCAATAGCGGCGGCGAAGTTTGTTGTGATCAAAAAAGCCATTGAGGAGGTCGGAGAGCTTTTAGCAAAGACCTTTAAGCCGGCCTACGAAGCTGTGGAGGCCTACAATCAAAGCGTAATCCGAATGGCTGGCTTTTTAACTTCGATGATAGCCGCTCAAAGTAAGGTTGATCTTGCCAAAACTTATAAAGACGCTACCCAATATGCTCGATGGCTTGTTGAGGAGCTCGAAAAAATTGACGCTAAAACCATCGCTTCGGCCGAACACTTAATGATGATGGCCGAGGAGATGGCAAAGCAGGGAGTATTCCTCAAGAATAATGTTAGAGAACTCGAGGCTTTTGCAAACATAGCAAATGCGGTAGCAATAATTGCCGAAGGATCAGGCGCTAAAGAGGTACAAATAAGACAGGAAATTAGGGCTCTTTTGCAGGGGCAGGTGGACGCACACAGCCAGTTAGCTTCAATTTTGAACTCAATGGTAGGAGGAGCCTTAAAAGAACAAGTGCAAAGATGGAAAGAGAGCGGAGAGTGGGTTGAAAGGGTAGGAGAACTCTTGAGCGGTTTTGCTTACGCTTCAAAGGACCTTGAGATGACATGGAGCGCTATATCTTCAACCTTTAAAACTTTGAGGAACCAAATCTTAAGGCTTGGATTTACCGAGGCATATTACCAGATAAATGCCTTCCTCCGCTCAATCATAGACTTTTTAAGAGAAAACGAGGAGCTTCTTGGTACAATATACCGACGTGGCTGGCTTGCGATTAAAGGGATAATAGAGACGGTTTATAACATCCTCCGTGGCTTTTCCCCAGTTTTATCCTCGGTCCTTAAACTCATAGGGCTAATAGCAAATGGTCTTGGAATGATAGCTTATGTGATTCTGCCACCAGTTGCCGAAAGAATAGGCTACATTCTTTCGGGAATGGTGGAATGGCTAAAGCTAACAGGGAGGCTTGTTGAGCTCTTTTACCGTCTTACTACCTTCGATTTTAAAGGCGTCATAAGGGCTAAAGAAGCTATAAAAGAAAGCTTCGAGAAGGCGGGGGAATATACGGGCAAAGCTTTTGCACCAGGGCTTTCCGACGAGTTTCTGAGGCGGTATGAGGACTGGACAAAAAGAACGGTAAGGGAGCCTTTGGCCTTAGGTGATATTTTTAAAAAGCTTGGGACAATTGGAGGGGCGGCAGAAAAAGCAAGCAAAGAATCCCTTGAGCGCTTACAAGAATCATATGAAGAATTTTTGGCCTCTTTAGAGGCAGAAAGGGAAAAAGGCTTAAACAAGGAACTCCTGCAGATCGAAAAGTGGGAAATTGACAAGCTTAATAAGCTCAAAGAATACAGGCGGAAAGGTGTAATAAGCGAGCGTGAGTTCAAGGAAAAAGAAACTCTCATACATGAAATAGCGGAAGCGAAAAAGGTTGAGGTAATAAGGGAATACCAAAAGCGAAAAGAACAGCTTGAGAAGCAATTAACGGAAAACCTTTTAACCGAGCATGAAGCAAGGTTAAAGCAAATTGAGGAGAAAGAAAAGGAAACCCTTGAAAGGCTTGAGGAACTTTATGAGGGAGGGGCAGTAAGCTTTAAAGAATACGAAGACTTAAAAACAAAAATACACGAAGCGGCTTTAAGAGAAAGAGAAAGGGCGGAGAAAGAATATCACTACAGGCTTGAAGAGGCACGAATTAACTTAGAGCTTGCAAGAATCCGAACAGAAGAAAAATCCAAAGAAATAGCGAGAGAAGAGGCCTTAAGAAGAGAGATCGAGGCCTTAAACGAGCTAATTTCTCTCTATGAAGAACAAGCAGAATGGTTGAGAAAATTAGGAGAAGAAGAGAAATGGCTTGCGTTATTGGAAGATATAGAGTCCTTGAAGGAGAAAATAGCAGGATTAAACGAGGAACTGCGAACTCTAACGGGAACCTTCAGGGAAGGAATACTCGAGGCCCTCCGGGAGTACTCTGAGGCCTTAAAGAATAAATTTGAACAGGGGAAAAATTTTGCCGAGACTTTGATAAACTCAATGGAAGATGCCTTTATGAACTTTTTAGACGTTACTTCCTCAAAATTTCTCGACTGGAAGGCTTTGATACTCTCCATTTTGCAAGCGATCTATCGTGAGCTCTTAAAGATCTTGGTGATTCAACCTTTGGTCCAAGCCATAACGGGCGGCATTATGAAAATAATTCCCGTTCATTCCGGGGGACTAATAATGCATGCGGGAGGTGTGGTCCCCAGGTTTCATCTTGGCGTGGATGAGGTCCCAGCCATCCTGCAAGTGGGCGAAAGGGTCCTTTCAAGGGAGCAAAATAGGATTTTTGAAAAGCTTGCAAGGCTGATAGACGGCATAAATGAACCTCCTCGGGAAGAGGCCATCCAGATTGTAAATGTAATAGATCCAGGCTTGCTCCAACAATACTTGAGCTCTCAGGCAGGGCAGAGAGCGATAGTAAATGTCATTGGGATGAACGCAAATATGGTAAGAAAAATTTTAGTGGGGGTGCGTTAAAATGGCGTATTCGGGAAGAATAACTATTATGGACCAACAAAACAATTTTGTAAGCGCTTTTTCAGAAATTTTTCGCTTCCTTTGCGATGATCCGAGTACTCCAGGACGTGACTGGGAGGTTATTTTTACCGAGCTTGATAACTCTCCTAACAATTTTTCATACATACAGTATGAAGGGACGCTTAATGTTGAAAGTCTTAATATCTGGATTTATCTCCCTACAGGGTTCGTTACAGAATATACTTTCCAGGTTAACGGGAGCACCTTACAGGAAGGCATAGATTACGTAATCGACTGGGTTTTAGGAAAGGTGAAATTCTTGACTGGAACCCCTCCATACGAAGTTTCATACAGCTACAAATTTAAGCGCTACAGGGTGATTCTGAAAAATACGGGGCTTGGAGGGGATGAGGAGATTTATGTGGGTTTTCTTCTCTGTAGCTCGGGATATGATAAAGCTAATGTGCTTGTGAGATGCTATAGAGGATATATAGCAGGACTTACGACTTTTTTTGATACGACCCATGGTATCCCGGCAAATGCGAGTAGCACACATCCAATGTTCGGCTTTTGGTCTGGGGCTATAGATATGTGGATTTTTTCAAACAAGCAAAGGATCATCATCGTAGCGAGGAACAACACATATTATACGTTCTGTTATGTCGGAAACATCTTTAGGCTTTGCCCTCCGAAAGAATACCCACAGCCCCTTTGGATTCAAACCGACTTATGGGGGCAAGCGAGTTTATCATCTACAGTTTTTTATGATAGTACGGATTCTAATCGGAAATTTCTCTGTTATCCTCGTACAGCTCCAGGATGGATGATAAATTACGCAAATGCTTGGTCTTCAAACTACTCTATGATACCTACCCAAAGCGGAGGAACACGGCGAACTATAGCCTATCCGCAGGGCGTCCCAAGAGTACTTTGGCCGCTATATCTTAAATGTGATGGGATGATAGCCGGAATGCCCGACGGCTTCTATTTTGCTCCAGGGCTGTCTTTGTCTTCAGAAAGTCAAATTCAAATAGGTGATGATACCTACATTATTTTCCAGAACTGTTGGCGGACTGGATGGTCCGACTTCATGGCAATAAAGGAGGCATAACAGATGAAGTTTAAGCTATACAAAATAGTAAATGTGGAAAGCTTTGATGATATTCTCTGGTTTATAGCGGATAAGGCATCTTTGAATGGATGGACTATTGACAAGATAGATTACATAAATAAGGAGCTCTTTATACATTCAAGCGGATACGGCAATCAAAACCTCTACTACTCATTTGCAATATGGCCAAGCTTGAAGCCAATTAATGCGTATGATTTTTATGTTTTTGGAAATTTTGACTTTGATGCTAACTACAGAGCCCATAATCAACCATCAAGATGGAGCCAATACTGCTATACATACGATAGTAGTGTAGGAGGTGAATGGAACCGTTTCGGCTTGCCGGTTTTAAGTTTATATGTCCTCTGTAATCCAAAAGGAATCGGAATAGTTTTTGATTGTTATGCTTATGTTTGGGCAGGTTCATCAAGTGACTTGGAGCGTAGGGTGATTACGGCGTTGTATATCGGCTCAATCATCCTTTATGACCAAACTTCAACGCAGGGGAATTGTATTTTTGGGTGCGAGCAAACTTATTTTTCGCAATCATTTGGGTATGTATCGGTTATGTATGCGAGCGTAACAGAGAGCGTTAAAGCACCATCACAGCTGTACTATTTTGATGCATTGAGGACAGGATCTGTTTTAAATACCGGTTTATCAATAGTGCCAACGGCAGGTGCTACTCCATATACTTATTCTTACGGTTTTTTATATAATTCTGCAGTTTCTATGAATTCATATACAAATAAAGCAAATCTTGTTAGACCCATTCTTTCTTGTCTTTATTCAATCGGAGGTTATAATTATTACCATCCGGTTGGAGAGCTCCCATATTATGCGGGACCCGGGTATCCGTATTTTCTTCCAGGTGACGTTTGTGAATACCAGTCAAGAAAATTCATAGCTTTTCCTGTACCAGTGCCCACATCGAGCTATGGAGTCTTTTTTGAACTTGAGCAGGAGTAAAAATGGAATATATGATAGCCATCAATGACTTTTTTATGGTAGCCTCATCGAGATGGTACCAGTGCGAATGGTACGAGTGGAGCAAGGTAGGCTCAATAGCTCTCCAATTGGGACAAGCCGAGAAAGGGGATTATGTAGTAAGACCCTTTATTTTACAAGATGTTAAGCCAGAAGGCCTTTTGGCCGATTCCATGTTTAACATCATTTACAACCAAATATGGCTTGCCTTTAGAAGGCTTGAGGCCAGAGTAATACCAAGCGACAAGTATTGGGATTTTTGGATATGGAATGCGTATTTTGAAGAAGAAAACCTTCAAGAAATTGAAGCTCAAGGGGCTTTAGAGGGGGTTTTCTTTACGACTGACATAAGAGGGGTTTTTAAGCCTCTCCAGATGAAAGAGACCTTGTTGAAGGTTATGGTTGAAGGCCCTCCGACTATTAAAGGCCTCTTTCTGCTCTTATTTACTCAAGAAACCCTAAGCGTAGAGGTAAGCGGGCTAAGAATACTTGCTCTACCGCTTGCTAATTTTATTTCCCGTAACTTGACTTATACCCTTTCCGTTCCTTTAGTCGTTTCTACATCGATGAGACTTAAAGAGCAAAGACGGGCCTTATCTGATGTGGCTTTAAGGCGAATCAAAGGGAAAGTTTTCGTTGATACTTCGGGGACCACTAACCTTTTCAATCTCCTTGATAAGCATGGAGGAAAATTATTTTCTTGTGCTATACCCTTCGAACGGTTAACTCCGGTGGCAGATAATTTGATAGGCCTTACCGTGATTTACGTAGAAGAAGACCTAACCGAATACACTGAAATTGATAAAAGTCCAGGGCTTTTGATCTACTTCATGGATACTGGAAAAAGCTCTTTTTATGAAATAGAGAGCATTGATAAGCAAAACAGGTGCATTACCATTAAGCTTCCGGTTGCTGAAAATGCTCCCAAAAACCGCATTAAGGTCTTCCCGGCCTTTTATGCTGTGATCACAAATGTTAGAGAAAATGTAAGAGTTGGAAAATACACAGTAATCGAGCTTGAAATGCAGGAGGTAATAATCTAATGGCCGTTTACGTATCGGGACTCGGCAATGTAAACAAAATTCTTTTGTATAAGCCGATATTGGATGATTACGGCATAAAGTACGTTTCGACCGGTACGGTGATAGGTTTTGATGGAACGAAGGTTCATCTTGTGTCGTATAGTGATATTAAGACCGGTTTAAGGCAAATTGCGGCAAGCTACGTAATAAGGAGCAGAGCGGAATTCAAAGAGTTTAAAGAGTTTTTCTTAGATAGAGTGGGAGGACTTAAGAAGTTTTGGCTTCCGCTTTGGAAAAAAGAATTCCAGCTTTCCCGAGACGTTAACGCTCAAGATGGAGCGGTTTACATCAAAAATGTGGGGCTGGCGTATAAGGAAGATCCATACCTTAGAGTTTTTATTGCAACAAAAAACGATATTATAGTGAGAAGAGTGACCCAAGTGACCATCATTGATGCTGAAGAGGAAAGAATTGATCTTGATAGCGTGATTCCAGTTCCGATTAAAATGGGGGAAGAGTTTGCCTTTTCAAGGCTCCTTTTGGTGCGGTTTAATGGGGAGTTTGAGGTAAACTTTATTAGGGCCGACAAAGAGGAGTTTTTGGGTTTTATAAGTTTAAGGCTTGTTGAGCTTCCTTACGAATACGAGGAGGTTGAGGAATGAGCTATACGGATGAAATTATGAAGACCGAACTTCCCCTGTTTGCCGAACTTTATGACTTCGAGTACGGCGAAGAAAAGATCTATCTTACGTCTTACCCTCGTGAGGTGACCTACGGCGGCAGGACCTATCTTCCGGTAGCAATGTCCAGAAATGAACTGGTATCCGAGATGGGGAATAAAAAGGAGCTTATTTTAACTTTTGCCGTAAAGGAAGAAGCTAATCTTGGCTTTCTTACCAAAAATCCATCTATGATAAGAGTTGTTTTTCGGCGGCTTTTTCTTGATACCAAGCAAGTAAGGACAATTTTTGTGGGCGAGGGTGAATCAATAGGGATAGAGGGAAGGCTTTTGGTTTTTAAAGCAATTGATATTTTATCAAGTAGAAAAACTTTAGTCCCCCAACAGTTTACAGCTCCTACTGCAACAATACGCTTTTCGATAAGTACTGTAAGCTAAAGAAAGTTGACTATAAGTATACTGTTAACATTGAAAGCGCTTCAGAGGACCGCTATAGGCTTTATGCTTCCCTATTCAGTCAGCTCCAGGACGGCTGGTTAACTTATGGCTACGCTGAATACAAAGGAAACTATAGAATGATAACGAAGCACAGTAAGACCGAGGGATGCATATATTTGCATATGCCTTTTGATGATGAAGTGGTCGGGAAGCAAGTGATCGTTTATGCGGGGTGCGATAAAACCCCTCAAACCTGCAAAAACAAATTCAATAACCTTCAGAATTTCCGGGGCTTTCCGTACATTCCGGTTAAAAATCCGGTCATTTGGGGGGTAACGTGATGAAATATCTTTTTCACAATGAAAAGGAATGGAGAAAGTTTAAAAATGAGCTCTTGGAGTGGGTAGGAACTCCGTATCGACACATGTGGAACGTCAAAGGAAGAGGCACAGATTGCGCACAGTTCATAGGGGTTTCACTAATAAATGCGGGGATAATGGATTATTATGAGTTTGAGTATTATTCGATAGACTGGTTTTTACATACGGAAAGAGAGATTTTGATCGAGCATATCTATAAAAACCGAAAGTATCTAAGAGACGGACTTGATTTTCTTGAGCTTCCCCCGAATTCCAATATTTTCCGAGGGGATTACTTGGTGTTTGCAGTAAGAAGCCCTAAAGGGATAGGGAATCACTCAGCGGTTGCCTTTGGGGACGGGCTTATGATTCATGCTACTCCGGTGAGAGGGGTTACAATAACCAGGGTTGATACTCTTAAAAGAGGTCTAAAAGCTATTTTTAGGATAATCGAAGCATGATAGCAGCAGCGGCGGCCCTTGCTGGAGCTTTAGCTTGGTTTTTTACGGGAAGTTTGCTGGCAGGGCTTGTTATCTTTGGGCTTACGCTTTTAGCTTATCTTTTTACTCCTAAACCTAAAACTCACCTTAAACCTGCAAGCCTTGCCGACTTTAATCTAACGCAGGCTAATGAAGGCCAGCCTGTACCGATAGTGTATGGGATTGTACACATTCCTGGCAACATCATTTTTTACGGGAACCTTGTTGTTGAGGAGGTGACCGAGGATACTGGAGGGAAAGGCGGCGGTGGTGATGATGAAGAAGTGGTTGTTGGATACAAGTACTACTTAGACATATGGGAAGCGATTTGTCACGGCAAGATTCAAGTTCTCGATGTTTATCAAGATGAAGACAAAAAGAAAAAAATCTCTTATGCTTATCAAATTTTTAACGATGGTACTCAAGACACCTATCCTACCAAACAAGATGCGAAACAGCTTGAATATTCAAGCAAGCTCCCAGGCATTGCCCATGTTTTTTGGAAAAGGTTCTTTGTTGGGGAAAACCGTACCTTTGTCCCTACTGTAAAATTTAAGGTTAAGAGGATTCTTGAGACCGGGCTCCCATACGAAAACCTTGAAAACGGCTCTAATCCAGCGGCGGCCGCATATGACCTTCTTGTCAATTTTGGAGGTATAAAGCCCGAAGACATCGATTGGACAAGCTTTGTAGAGGCTTCAAATTACTTTGCCTCACAAGGTTTAGGGATTAATTTCGTTATTTCTCAATCAATGACCTTGAGGGAAGCTTGCGAAAAGATGCTTGAATACGTTGATGCCTTCCTCGATTACAATGAGGACGGGAAGATAGTTATTAAGGTCATGAAGAAAACCGATACCCCTAAGCTCACGATAAAGGATGACTTCATTAGCTTCAGCATGGCAAAAAACACGTGGACAAGCGTCCCGAACCAGTTTGTTGCGAACTTCGTTGAAGATGGCGTGGTGCGCACAATAATTGTTGAAAATGAAGCCTCACAGCAACAAGCAGGCCGTAAGGTTAGGGATGAAATAGACCTAACGGCTTTCATTGATCGTAGCACAGCCCTAAAAAGGCTCACCGAGATTATGAAGAGAGAAACGGCTCCTAAAATGGCCCTTACCCTCAAGCTTCCAATTAGGTATTCAATATGCGCTCCAGGCGATGTGGTTAAGATCATCAATACAGAAGTCGGGATGGAAGCGGACTTTAGGGTTTACTCTGTTAGCGAACCTAAACAAGACAGCAATGAAATTGAGATGCAATTAATACAGCATTCAGACGCAAAGTTCGATTCGTACTATGAGGATGTCGGAGGCTCCTTGTGGGAAGAGCCGACCTATGAACTTGTCCCATTTTCCAAGATTAAAATCGTTGAACTCGATTACCTCTCGAGATTCGGTTACCAAGTAGCCTTATTGATTCTTGTAAGCCGAGAAACTGGTTTTGAGACCGGCTTTGCGGTTTATATAAGTACTGACGGCTTAACCTGGAGACCGCTTGGGACATCTCGGACCTTTGCTGTTGCTGGGACGCTTGAGACGGACTATCCAGATACCACCTATGATATTGATGACGATGTTGGCTTCATTTTTACCCCTTACAAGGACTTTCAGCAGTTTAGCTCAATTTCAAGAAGTGCACTTTTCACCGAGCCAAGATGCGTTGTGATCGGAAACGAAATTATGGCCTTTCAAAATTACTCTCCTTATGGGGGCGTAAGCTATAAGGTGACGGGAATTGTACGAGGGATCAATTATACCCAAAAAGAAAGTCACCGAGCTGGAGAACAAGTTTTTGTGGCTCAAATAAAAGACAACATTTTTGTGGTCCCATACACCACTACTTTCTACTTGAAAATCGTTCCACTCTTTATTTCCACAGAACTGAACCCGGGGCTTGTTTCTTCTATCCAGGTAACCCCATCTTTAAAAGCAAGAAGACCCTTAAAACCTACAAGGGTTATGGCTACCCGCTCTGGGAATACCGTTAAGGTTGATGTCTTTGCAATAACCAAAGAATACATCGTTGGAGCAGGAAAACAAAATGCTGACGTATATACCGATGAATACCCATTCACGGTTGAGGGGAAATTTGCGGTCACAATAGACGGGGTTACTACCTTCTATGATTCTCCGCACTTCACAATTGAAAGAGCTGGAAGTTTTGTAATGACCGTTAAGCATTTTATGAATGGAATGTACTCTAATTCAATAACCTTGACTGTGGGAGCAGAGGACGGGATATACTACTAAAATAAGGAGGTAATAAAATGGCAAAATTAACCCCTACAAATTTAGAAACTGCCGATTATGGTACGGTAGGATGGAACGCAATTTACAGCTCGAACTTCCAAAAGATCAACGATTACCTAAAGCGCTTTAACTGGTCCATTCATCAAATTTCCTATTCCTCCTCGATAACCGTTGACTGGAGTAAATCCGATGTTCAGTTTGTTACCCTTACCGGCAGTCCAACGATCTATTTTTCTAACCCAAGGGAGGGCGGGAAATTTGTGTTGCTTGTTAAGCAGGACTCGAGCGGTAACCGCACAGTTACTTGGGGATCAAATATAATTTGCCCCTTACAACCTAACCCTGAGCCTAATTCTTTAACTCCATTTTTCTTTCTCTACGACAGCGTTAACGCAAAATATGTATTGTTCAACCTGGACTCGGATAAACTTGACGGGAAAGATGGAAGTTATTATTTAGATAGGGCTAATCACACAGGAACTCAGCTACCAAATACTATAGCCCCTCAAGGTCACGATTCTGGCTTAGATGCTGATAAATTGGATGGTCAGGAAGGAAGTTATTACTTAGACAGGGCTAATCATACCGGTATTCAGCCACCATCTACGATTAGTCCGCAGGGCAGCGGGAGCGGGTTAGATGCGGATAAACTTGATGGGTATCACGCATCACAGATTCCAGTAGCAAATAATATTCCTGTTTCCGGAGCTGATGGTAAGATAGATGAAGGATGGTTGCCAGAAGATATGAATTTGAACAGCTTAATAGTGAATGACAAAGTCGGAATTGGAGCGACAACACCAAATTCAAAATTGCATTGTTGGGGATCCTTTGCTACAATAGTTCACACTTTTTCAGTGAATACGGCTCTTGGAGCAAATCATCATATTGTTTTAGTGGATGCCTCTGTTGATGCAATAACCATTGAGCTTCCTGATGCAGCGACTTGTACAGGAAGACAGTATATCATCAAAAAAATTGACAGCTCCTCGAACGCTGTAACCATCTCAGCTCAAAGTGGGCAAACTATCGATGGACAGTCTTCTATGAGCATTACAACGCAATATGGAATTGTGAGGGTGGTTAGCGATGGATCAAATTGGTATGTTTTTTAAGAATTTTTAGGTGGAGGGATAAAAGGTGCTTTTAGGCGGCATTCTTGGGTTAGTAGGTGCTGTAATTCCGGAGCTCATCAAAATCTATAAGGACCGTCAAAATCACAAGCATGAAATTGAAATACTTGAGCTTCAGCTAAAATATCAACGTGAACTAATAAGCTTGAGGCTGGAAGAGGCTAAGGTTTTTTCTTCGATTGAGCTTGATAAGAAAGTCTACGATTTTGCCGCTCCTACAGAGCCTAAAATAACCGGGAAGACCTGGCTTGATGCTCTGCAAATTTTCTCTAACATCTTTATTCAATCGGTAAGGCCGGCAGTCACATATCTTTTGATCTTGTTTTGGCTTTTGATGAAGATAGCGATGTGGAAGGGAGCTGGGGGGACCTTAGAGGCCATACCGTTAATTTGGTCTGATGCGGAAAACGAATTTATTTCGGCGGTCATTACGTTCTGGTTCGGAGGAAGGGCTTTTGCAAGGACTTTTGGCAGAAGCTGATGATAAGCCTAAAATGCGTGGAACTGGTAAAGCGCTTTGAAGGTTTTTCTCCTACACCGTATCTTTGTCCGGCCGGATATTTAACTATTGGTTATGGGCATATAGTAAGAGAAGGCGAAAATTTAAAAATCCCCTTAAGCCGTCAAGAAGCTGAATTTCTTCTTGTCACCGATTTAGTAAAAACCGCAATAGCTATACGACCCTTAATAACCGTTGAGGTTCACCAATACATGCTCGATGCCCTTGTAAGCTTCACTTTTAATGTTGGTGTTTATGCCTTTCGGGCTTCAACCCTAAGGAGACTTCTCAATGCTAAAAGCTTCTATGAGGCGGCGGATCAATTTTTGAGGTGGGTATATGCTGGAGGGAAGCGGCTGAAGGGGCTCGAAAGGAGAAGGATTGCGGAAAGGGCTTTATTTCTTGAGGGAGTAAGAGAGCTTTGGAAGTAAAGATAAAGCTTGAAGGAATAGATGAGCTTGTAGGCAAGTTTTCCCCAAAACGCATCGAAAGAGCCGTAAATTTTGCTATCAGGAGAGCCGTAAGGTCGGGAAAAACAAGGGCCTCAGAAGAGATTAGAAAGGGGCTTGGATTCAACATTATGAAGTCGGATTTAGATCGGAAAATAAGCATTGAGTACAGACCTTGGGAAGGGGCGATAGTGGTAGCCGGAAAGCCAATACTTTTAAGCTACTTTAAGCCTACTGAGGTCCTCGGTCCAATTAAAAGGTCCATCATCAAAAAGCGAGGAAAAGGGGTTTTAGCTTTTGAATTAAGGGAAAAGCCAATATCAAGGGGAAGAAAAAAGGTTGGGGTCCAAGTTGAGATTATTAGAGGACGCAGAACGATTTTATCACGAGGCCGAATAGGCTCAACAAGGCTTGCTTGGACCTTCTTGGCAAAAGGCGTAGGAGGAACCCCGCTCGTATTAAGCCGGGTAGCAAAATCCCGCAAGGTCATTGCCCGAAAAGTCTATTCCGAACATTTTATGTTCAAAAAAGTCATTGACAAGGTAGCGGAAAGAGTTCTCGAGCAATGGCGCAAAGAATGGGCTAATCAAGTTAAACAGCTCCTAAAAGGCACTTCTTATTGGACTGAACCCCTCTAAAAACCGCTTCCAGATTACCTTTTCCGCTCCTTAAAAATGAATTTTCCATACCTTGTTGCTATTTATATATGGCAAAAATATAAACAGCTAAGGAGGCGTAGCAATGATGCTGATGCAAAGAATGAGAACCACGATGGTATTGGTTAACTGTTCAAACCATCCCAGTAAGGACTGGGATGAATCTCAAAGAAGCTTTTTTGACGTGATCCTTGATGTTCCTTTTCCTCATGTTGATCCATATCTTGATGCCTTCGATTACGGTTTTAGGGATATAGTGCATTTTTTAAAAAATCGAATCTTGAGAGCCTTTAATGAAGCTACATCAATGCCTTGCGTTTGGAATCCACAGAAGTTCCTTTATTTAGCTGGAGAGTATTCTGTGTGTTACGAGCTTATTTTACGCAAAAAAGAGTTTTTCCCGGATGTGGTCCTTGCGGTTCCTACAACGAGAAGGGTAGTGGAGGAGGAAGTGCTGGAAAATGGAGAAGTTAGGAAGGTATCAAAATTCAGGTTTGTTAAGTGGAGATTTATTGTAGAGGATGAATAAAAAGAAAGGAGGTGATAGCATGGTGAGAAGAAAACCCCAAAGAAGAAAAGTTCGGCCCATCATTATGAGTTTTGCTACGGACACTGCCCTAAAAAAAGCGCTCATTCGGAAGGCAAAAGAGTTAAAAGTAAGCATATCGGAAACCATTAGGATTTTACTACGTGAAGGCCTTAGCAAAAAAGAAGAGTAACACTCACCAAAAAGTAACAAAAAGGAGGAGAGAAAATGCAGGGAAGGACCAAAGGCATTGGGGGAAGTGATGCCCCTGCAATCCTCGGGGTTGACCCTTACAGGAGTGCTCTTGAAGTTTATGCCGAGAAGCTGGGGCTAATTGAAAAAAAGGAAGACAGCGAGGCAATGCGAATAGGAAGAGACTTAGAGGAATATGTGGCTTTAAGGTTTACCGAAAAGACAAATAAAAAAGTGAGGAAAACTAACAAGCTTTTTGTACACCCCAAGTTTCCGTGGATGATAGGTCACATTGATAGGCTTATTGTGGGAGAAAAAGCGATATTAGAATGCAAAACGACAAGCCCGATGACCTATGAGGTGTTTGAAAAGGGAGAATACCCTCCATCATATTACGTGCAGTGTATGCATTATCTTGCCGTTACCGGATTCCAGAAAGCCTATCTTGCCATTTTGATTCTCAATAGGAGTTTCAAGGTTTATGAAATTGAAAGAGATGAGGAAGAGATCGAAGCTCTTATTGAGGCCGAAAGGCATTTTTGGGAGGATCATGTCTTAAAAGGGATTCCTCCAGAGCCCGATGGTTCTGAAAGCGCACAGAGGGTGATCAATAAGCTCTACGGTGAAAAACGGACGAAAAGAAACGAGGCGGTGAACTTATATGGAAACGAGCAGAAATTGATGCGTTACTTGGAGCTTGATGAGCAAATAAAAATTCTTGAAAAAGAAAAAGAGGCCATCAAACAGGAAATTCAATTGATGCTTGGAGAAAGTGAACTTGGAGTGGCCGACGGTTTCTTTGTAGAATGGAAGGCTCATACGAGGAAGATCCTTGATTCTAAAACCCTCAAGGAAGTCATGCCCGAAGTCTACGAGCGCTTTTCAAAGGAACAAATTGTGCGAACCTTTAAAGTAAAACCAATATTTTGAGGAGGTGTAAAATGGCTCAGGGTATTATTAGGAAGGTTTTAAATGAGCAAGAAAAGGAAAGGGAAAGAAGACAAATTGAGCAAGGCGAAAGGCCGATCGATAAACTTAAAAAAATTCTAAACAGCGAAACGATTCAAGAACACCTGCAAAATGTCTTACGGGAAAATGCAAACATCTTTATAGCCTCCCTCATTGATCTCTATCAAACGGAAAAAACCCTCCAATTGTGCGACCCCAAAGCTGTGGTCCTTGAAGCTTTAAAGGCCGCAAGCTTAAAGCTCCCGATTAACAGGCAATTGGGCTTCGTATATATAGTCCCATTCAAGGATACAAAAACAAACACATATGTTCCGGTCTTCATGTTGGGGTATAAAGGATACATTCAGCTGGCGATGAGAACTGGAGCTTACAAATACATAAATGCCGACGTTGTGTATGAAGGGGAACTCGAAGGGTATGACAAGCTTACCGGAGAAATCAAACTAAATCCATCTTCCCGGAAATCAAACCGCAAAATCGGGTACTTTGCATATATCGAGACTCTGAACGGCTTCCGAAAAACCCTCTACATGACTACCGAGGAAATCATAGAGCACGCAAAGCGGTTCTCTAAAAGCTACGGCAAAGAAAGTTCAATATGGGCAACCGATTTTGACAGCATGGCTATAAAAACCGTCTTAAAAACATTGCTAAGCAAGTACGGCATCATGAGCATCGAAATGCAAACAGCCTTCACCCTTGAAGCTCCTCAGGAAAACTTAATCGAACAAGAAGAACCGGAACCAAAATCCGAGACCGAACTTGAGCCTGAACCCATTACAGTAAATCAAGAAGATAACCAACCTCCTCATCAAGAACAACAAAATATTCCCCTCCTCCCCCTTGACACAACCAATAAGCCCGATTTAAAAAATAATTAGCCATCCCCATCCTCCACCTCCCTCCTTAACCCCTGAGGCTTTAAAGGCTTCAGGGGCTTTTTCTTACTCACCCAAAAATAAATTTCCCTTTGAAAAACATCAAAAATTTTTTATCACTAACCCCTTGACATTTCCGAAAGACTTATTAAAATATTAATAAGAAAAAAAAGAAGGAGGTGCGAAGATGGAAAAGGTAATGTGCAGGATTTGTGGAAGGGAAATAGAGGACTGGGGGGTGTTGGTTGCGAAAGGGGCCACTCCTCCCAAATTAT